GTCCAAGTCTACCGTGGTGGGTTCACCCATCACGTCTTCCAGAGCAGTTTCAAGTGCGGACATAAAGTCATCGACGGAGACCATGTCGCCCCCACCATCTTCGGCTCCCAAATCGGCATCAAGGTCCCCTAATTCGTCGCCTTCTTCGCCGGCTAGTTCATCTTCTGCGCCCAACTCGTCTTCGGTGGCGCCAAGTTCAGCCTCTAGTTCGTCTTCCTCACCGCCGGCGCCCATGAGTCCTTCGTTTTGAGACTCGTCGTACCCAAACTCGGTGAGTCTTACTGGGTTAATGGGTCGCAAGCTAGCCAACTTCATAAACTGGCGAACCTGAGCCTCTGTTAATAGGGTTTTACGGGACATGGATTCTTCTCCTTAAAAATAGAATTTCACCAATAAATAGTATTTAAATTCACAATATACTATATTTGTCAAGAAAATAAAGAGTTTGCTTTCATTTTGCGTAAGGCGATAGTTTCAATCTGTTTAACCCGAGCAAACGAAATTCCCAAACGTTCTCCAATTTGTCTTAATGTCATTGGTCCGTGTTCGTAAATAGCAACTAAGCAACAATTATAATCTTCGGGATGTTCAATATAAAATTTACACTCCCTTTCTGCGCATGTAACTTTCTTTTCCATGCATTTTCTGCTACACCCCCGAAGACCATCCTTTTTCATAATTCGGGATACTCTTCCTCAAGAATATCGAAAATATTCTCGATCTCCCCATCATTGAGTCCTAAATCGTTCACGAGACTTTTCCCGCGGGTTCTAAGGGTCTTGGAGACACCTTTTCGTTTTTTAGAAAGGGTGCTTACTTCGTCAATATAATTTTGAAGTCGCTCATCTCCTTCGATGTATCCCCCCACGATAGCACGAAAAAATTCTGATTGTTTCATACCATCATGTTTAAGCCGTATTAACAGCTGGGCGTGGCGATGGTCGGTATCTGTGAATACTATCTTCTTGGTGTTTTTCCCGTAATCGCTCATGTTTCACCAGTCTCTTCGGTGAATGTGGGTGCCGCTTTCTGTTTGGCTAGCCCCGCTTTGTTGGATGAATTCTGCTTTGGCGTGGAGTTCACCAATCGTTCTCGCTCCCGAATAAGAAAAACCAGATCGGATCCCTCGTTGAAGATCTTCAAGAATGGAGGCAACTAGCCCGCGATAAGGTACGCGGCTCGCGACCCCCTCAAAAGAAGAGTATTTTCCTCTCCATTCTATTTGGGCTTCCTTACTAGCCATGCCGCGGTATATCTTCCAGCGGTGACCATCCTTATCTTGCATGACTTTGCCGGGCGTCTCTGCGGTGCCCGCCAATAAAGAACCGCACATCACAGCATCGGCGCCGGCAGCAAGAGCCTTCACAATATCTCCCGAAGTGCGGATCCCCCCATCAGCAATAATTTTTACATCGCGATCTGTCTGTGCGCACTCAAACACTGTTTCAAGCCCGGGCATGCCGTGTCCTGTTTGGGTGCGAGTGGAACATATGGAGCCTCCCCCAATATTGCAGCGCGCTGAGTCAGCACCCCAATCGGCTAGATCATTTATACCGGCGAGGGTGGCAACGTTTCCTGCCATAATGTGCATGTCTCCTAATATATTCCGCAGGGCGCCAATGGCTTCTTTTACAGAAAGGTGGTGTCCGTGGGCCACATCGACACACACAAAATCGATACCAACGGCGCGAAGGGCTGCAGCCCGGTTTAAAAAGTCTCCACTCACGCCGATAGCAGCCCCGACTGTCAGGGTAGGATTGCCTTCTTTGGCTTGAGAAACAATGGACACCTGTTCTTGAAGCGTGTTGTAGCGATGGATAATGGCTGCACCGCCGGAGATACCCATAGCCACTGCCATGTCTTTCTCTGAGATGGTGTCCATTGGTGATGATAAGATCGGAAGCTGAAGGGAGAGTCCCCGTCCCAAGTCTACCGACATGTCTACTTCGGTGCGGCTGCGGATGGTAGAGTATTGAGGGATCAATAGCACATCATCATACGAAAGGGTCTTTCTCACAGTGCCTCGCGATTTATAAATGATTTGATGTCTCTTACTTTATACCATGTCTTCTCGCTCGGTTTTTCAGGCTCTGGCATTATTCTAAAGGTAGACTTTCTCTTTCCGATGTTGGTGTGCACCACACAAATAGTGGGTACCCCTTGAAATTTTAAAATCTTCTCCGCTGTCGGATAGTCATCAATGTTAAATGCAAAAAAATGTAAATCATCATATCTGGCATCTTGAGAAATATCAAAATAATATTCTTGAAGCGCGTGACACATGTGACATTTATTAGAATAAAACTTTATAACGCAGGTGGCATCTTCTTTGATGCTTCCTTCGATTATTTGTTGTAGTGCTTCTCGGGAGAGTCTGTCAATTGCCATTTAATACCTCTTGTGTTTTTCGAATGCACTCGGGACAAAACAAGCGCACTGTTTCTTCACGCGCCACTACGGTCCATGATTGTACCATGCTTTTGTTTTGTTTGTCAAATTCTTGACGACAGGCGCTGCATTCCTCGGGTAACTTATTGAACTGAAAAATCTTTTCAGCCATTTCATCTGTGGCTTCTTTCCCCAATTTCTTTTCTAAATCGCGGCGAATTTTTCGGTTCACTTGTTTGTCCTTATTTTTCTAGAGACCGGCGCAAAGTGGGGGATTGCTCGGGTGTTATAACATGATCTTCCGGCGGAACCTCTTCGGGGGGTTCCTCTTCGACTATTGGGGTCTTCGCATATTCCAACAGCACACTTTGGTACTGCTGAAGCGTAATGAGACCCCCTTCAAGCTGGGCGAGTCTCAAAGCCGCGTTGGCGACCTTATCGGCATGCCCCTCGTGGGCGTCTTGCTTGCTTAGATCCTTAATTATTCCAAAAGTCTCCAGTGATTTTGCGCGCAATTGTAAAATTGCTGCATCTAAAATTTCCTCTGCTGCCATTGTTTGTCTCCTTATTTGTTAATGGTACCAAAAATTTGTTGTTGGTTGCTCCCGTCAAACACTATAACGGCTGACGGAAAAGGGGCACTGTTTTGACTATCGCCAAACTTTAGGCGCCCCTTGATAAAATATACTTCTTCTGCTTTCATTACATAGTTGTGCCAATACTTTGTATCGGTCCGGGACGGGATGAGCATTACTACCCTGGTATCTTTTTTCCGCGATTCGGTGTATCCCTTTTGAATCCACTTCTCTATTCCGCGACCATATGGAGGATTAACGAAACTTGTGCACCCTCCCCAGTCCTGTGTGAGTCCATTATCGTCTTCGCTGAAAAATCGAGTGCATTTCGTATTGTCGGCATCGGCACAGGGATCTAGGGTAAAGGGACCGAAGCGCCAATCCAACTTTTCAAAGAAGGCTTGGGGAGTTGACCATTCTCCTGTTTTAGAAGAAAACATTACTAGTTTAGTATTAGCGTCCATTTGTGCTCCCTAATGTTCCTTCACCACGACTACTGATGGTCATGGGATAGGTGTATAAATTTTCTTCGGCTGTTTCCACGGGACGAAAATGAACAACAGGCGTCATGACTAGTTGTGCAATTTTATCGCCGGGTTTAAGGGTTTGGCTTTCCACCCCTATGTTGTGTAGATTAACAAACACCTCCCCTTCGTAACCTGAATCGATTACACAGGCTCCTACTATGAGTTGGCGTGTGGCAGCTACACTGGACCGGTTCTTTACCTCCAGCATGTATCCGTGCGGAATAGCAAACTTTAAGCCCGTGGGGATGATCCGACTGCTCGTTGTGGCAATGTACATCTTATTGTGAGGATTCTGTGGGGAATAAAATATATCGAGACCCGCGTCCGATGGGTTAGCGCGGGAGGGCGCATACGCCGTCTCCCGCACCTTTGCATACTCAAGAATCATCTGATTCCTCTCCGCTAATGAGAGTAAAGTTTTCGACCACCTCATCAATGTTATACTTTCCTTTAAACAGTCGATATGCCTTTACCGCTGCTCGGATCTCATCCGTGTTGAGCCATCCATTCTCTCGGAACTCTGAGCGCAGTTCACGCTTTTGCTCCTGATAAGGCTGGATGCACTCTTCGATAGCCGATAGGGAGCGGATATACTCCTTAACGTATTGCTTCTTCTCTTCGTATGTTGTGGCCATTAAAGCCCTCCTTGGTTACTCTCTTAATATATCATTTTGAGAGGGTGTTGTCAAGTAGTTTTATGGAACTTGTATCTTAAAAAGCTGGAGGATAAAACTCTTCATGAGGTTGTCTTTTTGTTGGTCGTTATCGCATTCTGAAAAAATGTAGTTATATGAGCTTTTGTGTTGACGAACATCATCTTCAAGGCGCTTTACTTCTTTTTTCATCCAACGAGTCTGTTGTTTGTAATTTCGCGATTGCGTAATCTTAAGCTTTTCGGCAAGATCAAGCAAAATAAAGTACTTTTTATTGTCGAGGGCTTCGCTAGCCTCTTTAAATAGCTTGATATTTTCCATTCCCTGCTCGATGGTTACCGCGTGGTTAATTTTATCAGGATGGAGGCGCATTGCGAGTTTTTTAAATAGCTTGCGAAAGGACTCGTGAATCTCTATGTCGTCTTGTGTCATCTCATACTCAGACGGAGGGGGGTTTTCAGAGGGTGGTTGGTAGGGAATTAAGGCTTCACACTGAGAACCGCTTAAATCTGAAAAATTTGGCGGCAAAATTTTGGAGGGATCTGCGTTATAGAGGTTATCAAGATGGTCTCTGTTTTTTTTATTAAGCTCCTTGATATTCAAATTATGACGTCCTGCAAAATTTAAAAAGTGCTCGTGGAATGCGGTGGCAGCTTCAACGTTAATTTCTTCTATAAGATCCTTCTCATTGTGAATGAATCTCATCTCATTCACGTGACGTCGCCATCGTATCTTGTCGGATATGCCCATCCCTCAAGCCCTCTGCTGTAAGTAGAGGCTCTTTTACTTAAACTTAAAGTCCACCCGGGCACTAATTTCCAGTTCTGGGATGCGTAAATGGTTAGCAAGGTTGTATTTCTTCGCGTCCTTGGCCTCGACGTACCAATCGGCGTGTCCCCTCTCGTGGATGATGTCCAAAAAATAGTTCTTGGAATGTCCGCAATTCTTTGCCATCATCTGGTACACCTTCTTGTTTAATCTCTCGGTCTCCTCGGCGCTGGCTTTGACCTCTTCTACTTTTCCCCACTTTAAAGAACTCACATCGTGAATCATCAGTGTGGCATCCGGGTCAATGTACCGATAGCCTTCGGTGCCAAAGCTAAACAAGAGCGCTCCGCATGACATGGCTTTGCCTTGAGCGATGGTAGCAACCGGCAGTCTGGAGTGTCGAATGTCTGATATCATTGACATCAAACTATACACCTGCCCACCGTAACTGTCAATGATAACAGGTACGACCGGCTGCCCCGTATTCTGGGCGCGTGACATGAGTCCTGCAAATTCCTTGGCGGCAACCTCATCAAACTTTCTGACGCGAATAACTATTGGCAAGTCATCGATTAATTTAGGCTCTTTTAAAAGAGGACTAAAATGTTTTATTATATTCACTTCTTATCCTAGTAGTTTAAATGTTTTCCCTATCGCGTAGGTGCTGAATCCCCAGTTCTCATCATAATTTAGGCGCGCCATGTACGGGCGGTTAAGATGAATGCGATCCTTCTCGGGCTTCACTGCCCAGCATCTGATGCGTGTGGATTCGTTGTTCGAATCAGCCACCTCTACAATCCAATAAAGCTTTCCATTCTTGGTTTTGCGGGGGGTAATCTTACGTGGAATGAACCAACAAATCTGAAGTCGCGGATCAAACTCTGAGATGGGTGGGATAAATTTGTCCTGCAATTGTTGGACGGTATCGGTACTAATCACTAAGTTGATGGGAAACACGCCGGTTAAATCAGTTTTAAACTGGATGATTTCCTCTTCGGTGAAATCTCCCTCGGGACGATAGAGTTCGATGTTCTCCATCAGCTTTTTTAAATTCTTGGGACGCTCCACGATGCACGCAGACCAGAAGTGCTTGCGACCGGTGAACCTGTCATCTACAAGGTTGTCTAGTGCGCCACCACGCCCCAAAGCGTCAAGAGCCTTCTTATTAAGCTTGGAATATACTATATCCTCCCGAAACAACAGGTCTTCCGCGTTCATAAAGGGTCGGTTTGCCAAAATCTGCTCGATGGCGCTGGCTCCAAGTCCCTTAATCGAAGTCAAGGGTTGAATTAGTGTCTTTCCATCTTCACTAATCTCCCAGACTGTTCCAGACTTGTTAATGTCTAGTGGCGCGATATCGAATCCAAATTTCTTGGCAATGTTGATCGCTTTTTCTTTTCGGGTCTCCGGTTCTTTATCGAGGAAGGCTGCCATCCATTCTGCTGGATAATAATGCCATAGCCACGCACACTGGAAGGAAATGATGCTATATGAGACTGCGTGGGACTTATTAAAGCCGTAGCCTGAGAAGAACTCGAACTTATCCCAGAGTCTCTCGGCTGCGTCTCGGTTGATACCATTTGCCTCGCATCCATCCACAAACTTAACCTTCAATTTGGTTTTTATGTTTCCTTTGCCTGTTCCTTTCTTGGTCAAGACTTTACGCAGCATGTTTCCCTCATCGAGAGTGAGTCCCCCCAACTTATGCGCCAACAAGGCAATTTGTTCTTGAAAAATAAGAAAGCCAAATGTTTCTTCGGTGATCTGTTGAGCTTCGTCGTTGAGATACTTAATATGGTGGGGGCTCCCCTTGGCTTCCACATATTCATCGTGTACATTCGCTGCCAGAGGTCCCGGTCGATAGATGGAGGTGATGGCAGAGAGATCGATGATGTTGCGTGGCTTTACGCGCTTACAAAACTTCTGTGCGCCATGCTCCGTGAACTGGAAAACTCCTGCCCACCTACCTTCATGGAAAACACCCTCATACACCTCCTGATTGTTCATGTCTATGGCGTCCGGATGAAGATGTGAGTTATAATATTCTCGCACTTCCGCGAACGTAGGCTCTTCTACTCCATGATGACGACGAAGGATGTGTTCAATACATCCCTCCATCATCTTCAGCGTGGAGAGTCCGAGCAAATCGAATTTAATGAAACCCATGGGCTCCAAGTGCCTTACGTTCTGACCTTCTGCCCATGGTGCTTGTCGAACTCCGCCGGAGTTAATGAGGGGCATACTTTTATCTAAGTCTTCAGCAACAACAATACCCCCTGCGTGGCGAGAGCAGGAACGAACCTGTCCCACAAGACCCTCAACATGGGTCTTGACTGCTGGGTGTTGAGCCAAGTACCTCTGTAGGGAGGGGGAGAACTCCATCACCTCTTCCCACGTAGGGCTATACACGCCGGCACGGATGCCGTGCTTCTTCTTTGCTTCCGGTGTTGCCTCGCGCATCATGATAGAGGTAACTGTGTTGACCTCCGTAAAGGGAATGTTATACAGCTTAGAAATGTCCTTGATTAAACTTTTGAGCTGCAGTGTGTTCCAGTTTGAAATCGGTGCGACACAATCTTCACCCCACATCTCTACTAGTTTTTCTTTAAGTGTCATGCTGTCCGATACATCATAATCGATATCAGGATAGTCGGTGGCATCAGAGCGCAAGAAGCGAGAGAAGAGGAGCCCATGTCTAATGGGATCCACCTGTGTGATGTTAAGAGCATAGGCAACCAGGGATCCGGCAGCCGATCCTCGACCGGGACCGGGCAGCATCATGTCCGTGGCGACGTCAACGATTGACTTCATTGTGAGAAAATACTTGGAGAATCCTCGATCATCGATGACGTTCAACTCGTGCTTGAGTCGTTCTGCGTATTCCACGTTGTCGTGGAGACCCTTATCTTTAAGACCC